GGAAAATGTGAGAAGTTGTATTGAACGAGCATTTCAACGGCTGCGCGGATACTGCGCCAAGAAAACCAATTGCGACAATTGCCATTTCGCCACCAGTAACGGGAACTGTGTTTTGAACGTCACTGCCCCCTGTGACTGGAAGATGCCGAAAGAAAGTGAGGAAGGCAATGACTGACTACATCGACCGAGAAGCGTTGCTAAAGGCGATTAGCAAAGTGGGAGGAAGCCCTCTCAGCGAGTGGGACACTGTGGGAGTGGTTAGCCTGGTGGCAAACCAGCCTGCCGCCGATGTGGCCCCGGTGCGACGGGGGCATTGGGTAAGGGTCGGAAACGGTACGACATGCAGCGAATGTATGCAGGGCTTGTTGCGGATAAACGGGAAACAGTCGGAATGGGTTGACTTATCTGGAATGCCCTACTGCCCCAACTGCGGCGCGAAGATGATGGAATAAGAGGGGGAACGGAAATGGCTGAGTACATCGAGAAAAACGCAGCGATTGCAAAGCTGACCAGGATGGAAGTCACAGAGCCGCTTTCCACAATGATAGACGCAAAACGGATGCTTGCGGACATGCCAGCTGCCGATGTGGCCCCGGTGCGGCGGGGGCAATGGAATTGGGTGCACAGACTAAAAGGGGGCTTTGAACATTACACAGGGCGAGAGGCGAATCCGGGAACAGAATATCCGGAGACATACACCATAAGAAGGGATGAGCGCAGAGAGGTTGATGATCCGTATTGCCCATTTTGCGGTAAATGGAACGAATCTGTTTGGCTGAATTTTTGCCCGAACTGTGGTGCGGACATGCGGGAGGTGCTCAATGACGATTGACGAGGCGAGAGCGTGGCTCCAGCGCCACGCCGACAACACTCCCATGCCCGGAGCGAGGGAGGCGTATCGGACTATTCTGGAGGCACTGCAACGGACTAGGTGGATTCCGGTGGAGAAAGAAAATCCGCCCGAAGGAGAGCTTATCCTGTGTAGTGATGGAAATGTGGTTTTTCAGGGTATGCTTGCAGCAGACGTCTGGGTGCTGGATAACGTGGCACGCGGCTTGCAACCAACCCACTGGATGCTCTTGCCGGAACCGCCGGGGGTGGAATGACAACTAACACGTAACCGTGTTGGAATCGACACGGTTAGAGAGGAGTACAAAATGAAAAAAATCGAACTTTTTCAGTGTGAGATTTGCGGAACGCAATTCAAGGAAAAAGCTGCTTGCGTGAAGTGTGAGCAAAACCATAAAAGTGGGAAAGATTTACGCATAACTAATGCTAGATTTCTCCCTTTCACACAAGACGCAAGCGGAATGCCTATCACCATCACTCTAATGGGTAAAAATGGTGATACGTATAGATATCGGCGGTGAAAGGGGACAAAATGAACATCCCGGATAAAATGAAATGCTGGGGAGATTTCCCAGCCATGGTAGGCTATGCTGCCTGCTATGAAGCCCTAGCAGAGGAGTGCACGGAGTTGGCCCACTGCGCCCTGAAACTCGCCAGAGTTTTGCGGGGAGATAACCCGGTTAAAGAGGGCGGAAGGAGCTACCTGGATAAGTTGGACGAAGGATACACCGACGTTGTTTCTTGTGCTATCGCCCTGGAACTGAAACCCAATGCGGATATATCCGTCTGGAAGTGGGAGCGACACAAGCAGCGGCTGGAAGAAATGGAGGGGAAATAATGGAAGTGCAGCACAACTCGTGCCCTAAATGTGGGTGTAACCGGCTTAATACCTTTGCGTTTATGGATAAAACCGGAGATCATGTGTGTATCGAATGTAAAAAATGCAGATTCAAAGGGCCGCTAGTAAGAACTAAAGAAGAAGCCTGGCTGTCCTGGGATATTGCAGCGAACATTATTAAGAAAATGGAAAAGGAAGGAGACGCAATGAAGAAGAATGAATCCTGCCACGTTTGTGGCAAAGCAAACATGGAGGTCAAGCAAATTCACGGAGAAAATGAGCCAAAGGAAAAACCGGCTAGAATACCGGGAAATGTGGCTTTGATCGAGCGTGCCATCGGAGGGCTGGATTGTTGTTTGATGGATAAGCCTTGCGAGGGTTGTCCTTACAACGATGGGAACAGAGGAAGCATGGAGTGTATCAGCCACCTGCTTAAGCTGGCAACTAAGCTACTCTCTGACTACCGTGACGCAACTGTTCTGATGAACGCAGAGAAGAAGGTCGCCACAAGAAAAAGCATCCTGGATGCCGCTGAAAAGTGCGTATGCCAGGATAGGCAGGATACGCACGGCAGGCCGGAGGATAGCTTTGGTGCTATCGCTGATTTGTGGACGGCCTATCTGGATGCTGGGCGTGAGATCACGCCGGTTGACGTGGCGCAGATGATGATTCTGTTAAAAGTTGGCAGGGCCAAGGGCAACCCAGCCCATGCGGACAACTGGATCGATATGGCCGGTTATGCAGCCTGCGCGGGGGAAATCGCGGCGGAAATCTATGGAGAGTAAGCGTTTCGCGCCCTGCCCCTTTTGTGGGGGCGGGGCCGTGCTGAACGACTCGCACCGAAACCAGAAATACCCTATGTGGTGGGTATCGTGCGAATCGTGTGGATCCAGCACACAAACGCACAGTGTGGAAGAGGATGCTGTGAAAGCCTGGAATAACGGGAAAGAGGTGGTGAAAAATGCCTGACTGGGTCTCGGTGAGACAGCAAGCCGGGGAATACATCAAAGAGTGCCGATATGTGCGCCCCTGGCACAGAGTAGCGGAAAGCCCTGGGGAACGGGCGGACAAAAACAAGATCATCACGCAGACAAAAACCACCTTTCGCCGCAAACCGGCAGAAAGGGCGGAGCTTTTTGTTGGCCTGCTTGGTTTGGATGCGACATTTTACACGCTGACATTCGACGATGATCATTTGCCGCGGAATTACGCAGATGCACGCAGAATTTGGAAAAATTTTATGAACCGGCTGAAAAAAGCCAAGGGGAGGATCATCGACTACATTTTCTGCGTGGAAACCGTACACGGGGATGGGCGGTGGCATTTCCACGTGATCTTCCGGGATGCGGATATCACAAAAAGCGAAGTTTTCCAGATTTGGGGAAACGGAACGCAGAACGATGCGGAGCCAAGCATCTGCCAGGACTGGCCACCTCATCGCCGTGGCGAGTATATGACTAAGGACCGGCGGACGCCGGACGGGATACCACTGGACAAGGTGCCGTGGGGAGTATCTAATGGCTTGCGGGCGCAGTTGCCGCCGCCTGAGAAAACCATGGTAGACAACGGCATCATCCGTATCCCAGATGATGCGGTGCAGATGAATCGGTTTGAGATATCAAATCAATTCGGGGCCTACACCTATGCCGCCTATATGGTAACGCGCACGCGCACGCCCGCACGCGGGCGCGACCTTGATCTTGGAAATAATACGTTAGTTGGAGAAACAACGTAAATAAGGGGGAAAAAGACTTGCACGGACAGGGAAATCATGGTAAACTTATGGCAGTGAAAAACGGCTGGGCTTTGTGCCCGACCTGCGAACACCCGCGGTATCTGCTGCATATCCTGCCGGAAACTACGGCGGAAAACTTGGAGCTGTACTGCCGCCGATGCAAACGCATCGTGAAAGTCAACGTGATAAATGGCCAGTGCTTTGAAAGCCCGAGCTGATGATAACCCCGATGACGGGGATCATTGGATCGGGCTTTTTTATTTGCCCGGCTGAAAAAATAAAACAACTGGCCAGCGCTGCAAAGCCCGAGCTGATAGCAACCCACACGGGGAACTATTGGCGCGGGCTTTTTCTTTGCGCTGGGCCTGGAGGTGATAGCCCATGGCACAGCGACCGCTCAAACCCTGCCGTCATCCTGGATGCCCGGAACTGTCGCGTGACGGCTGGTGCGATAAGCATAGGCCAGCGCCACGACAAAGCCGGAAACGTGCCAGCGCAGAATATCACAGCTGGTACAGCAAGTCGATCTGGACGGACAGGCTACGGCCTGCCCAACTGGTGCGGGAGCCATTCTGCCGGGTGTGCGCGGCCAAAGGCTGGCGGACTAAGGCGACGGTGGTAGACCACATCGTCCCGTTCCGCGGGGACTGGGACCTGTT